CATCTTCTTGTTTTGCCTTAGGCGCTGATCTACCTTTTTCTTCAGATCCAGATATTTTCACACCTGAAGCTTCAGTTGTACTTGCTCCACCTTTAGATGCAACTGGAGATTTGCTATTGTCTGTATCATCTGATCTTTTAGCTGATACTTTGTTAACATATTCTCTCATTTCTTCTCTAGGGGATTTAGCTTGTGCTTGTTTGCTTTCTACTTTAGGAACGATCTTTTGTTCTTCGCTTCCAAGTTCGGAAGTAGGTAAATTACCTTCTTCCTCTGCATCATCAGAGCCTTCTTCATCGTCACCAGCTTCGTCGTCTGCTGGAGCTTCTGCGTCATCGCCACCATCTGACATCATTGCGTCAAATTCAGCTTTTAGCTCGTCAATTGCATCTTCAAGGTCAACTACACGATCTTCAAGGTCTTCACCATCTGAAGGCGCTTCGTCGCCATTGTCTTTATCAACTTCAATGTCACCGACCATGTCGTCTGTTGCGTCACCGCCTATGCCATCTTCTGTTGGTGTTGGTGTTGCTACTGGTGCCAGTTCAACCTTTTGTGGTTGTTCTACTGGTTGAATGTCAACAAGTGTTTCTGAAGTTGCTTTTTCGTCTTTTTCATCTTCTTTAGACTTTTCTTTTACTTCTTCATCTTTCTTGTCGTCTTCTTTTGTAGCTTCTTTTGTATCTTCTTCTTTAGCATCTGCTTTTTCTTCAGCTTTGTCTTCTTTTGTAGCTTCAGTAGTTGTAGCTTCTGCTGTTTTTTCGTCCTTACTAGCCTCAGGGACATCAACTTCTTTGATGTCGTCTTCTAAGAGGTCTTCGTAAATTTTTCTTGATTTTTCTACCACGATTTCGTGGAATATATCGTCCGCACCTGTTCTGTCATCCGCAACAACTTTTTCGAGCATCTGCTCAAATTTGCTTTTTGACTCAACAGGAGTAGCCGTTTCTTTTTTATCTGACATTAGTTTTCTCCTTTAAGTGATTCTTTAGACTGTCCGTCCATTTATTTACTCTAAATGGGCAAATACGAGTAGATTTAGGCCCAAAAGGCCCTTTTTTGAACAAATTTTACAGATGGTACTTTTCTTTAAACTTGGAGACAGTTATTTCTCGATAATTTGCAAATTTTTCGAGATCTTTTGTTTTAAAATCTTCTAATGTTCTATCACTGACCACTCTAATATACTCTTTGGACGGATTTTTTTGTAAAGTTATACAAGTTTGCCTGTTCCAGTTTCCGTGATATGTTGCTACGTCTGAACTCTTTTTATAATTTTTACTATCTGCGTATATGTTATTCATTTTACCACTAGGAGATCCGTGGAAATCAAAGCCTAGGATATAAATTACCTTATGACCATGCTTACTAGCCAGTCCAAGAGCAGTAGGTCCAGAGCTCCAACCTAAGCTAGGTGAAAAGTAATTTAATTTTTGGAATCGTTTATATGATCTATTAGGATTAGTCCAGGTTTCTATTTTATGATGAATGTCTTTTTCGCAGATTTCAAACACCATTTTAGAATCTACTGCAATAAGATAGTCAGGAGTAAAATTTCGATAGATTGCATTACAACCGTAGAGTTTACCTATTTCACGCAAAGGTTCTAGCGGAATTACCTTCCGACTCATACCATTGCCTAATACAAAAGCAATGGACATTGATTACATCTCTGGTTGATTTGCCGCGCCGTACATTGTTCTAACAAAATCTAATTCTTTCTCTTGTTCTTCTTTATGAAACTCACCGGCTCTTCGTGCTTTGTTGATTTGTTTAAGAGTTAGTCTAGTTTTTCTAGTATCATCTATATCTAATATAGAATCATCATCACCCGCCTCGTAGTTTTTTTGATCTACAGGTTGTAAAGAATCTTTATCAAAATAGAATAGCTCTCGTAATATCATTGTAACGATATTTATGCTCCTGCTGGCGGAGTTCCACCTGCTGTTCCAGGAGTTGGAGTTGGTGTTGGAGTACCTGCAGGACCTTCTGCACCAGGCTCTCCTGCTTCAGGATCTTCTGTTTCTGCTCCAGCTAGATCGGCTTGTATTCCTGCTGTACTAATTCCTGCGGATCTTAATTCTCCCGAAGCTGATGTAGGTTTAGTTGAGAGTGTTATATCATTTTCTTCTCTCCACAATCTTTCATTTTCCGCCATTTCTTCTTTTGTTAATCCTAAAAATCTTTCTAAAGCATATCTTTTAGATATAAAAGGAATAGCAGATAATTGTGCATATGTAGATATTCTGTTGTTATCAACTTCTGCTTGTCTATAACTTGCAAAGTTTATAGGCAATTGTAGTTTAATATCAAACATAGCAATATCTATATTAACACCTTTTTCTAATAGATATTTTTTAAATTCTTCATTAAAGTCATCTCCAATAAGATTTTGTAATCTTTCACAGTATTTGTTAAATCTTAATTCTTGAATATATGCTGTTCCAACTCTACCGTCATTAAATGATTGTTGTGAATCATCAGGGCCTGTTGGCAAATATGAACTAGGAATACGTAAACCTCTTACAAGTTTGTTTGTAAAGTATTTTAAATCATCTATTTCACCTAAATTAGTACCACCTGGTAGTGTTTCTACTTTAGATCCTCTTCCTTCTGCTGTTTGTGGGAAGAAATAATCCTCATTTATTGATAAAGGATTGTATGCACTATCAATGACGTTTTGCCCGCCACCTGTTGCTGATGGAATTCTTCGTTGATGGATTTCAGTCTTAACTCTTTCAACGAATTGCATTGCAAGGTGACTTGGCATATTACCTACGTCAATATAGAATACCCGTCTTTCCGGTGCTCTCTGTACTCTATAAATTATAATTGCATCTTCTAGTAATTCTTTTTGTTTATAAACTTTGAATATTGCTTCAAGTAAACTATTTCCAAATGGAAAGTTGTTATCTAAGCCTTCACTTAATGATAAGTGTAACATATGTTCGGCGGCTACAGCAATTTCTCTTTGTCCATGTTGAAATCTTGTTCCTGGAGAGTCTTGATAGTTTGCTCCAACCATTCCTCTAACTCCACCTGTAAGATAACCACTACCTCCACCAGTAACGTTACCTGTTGTTTGAAAAGGTGTTGTTGCAACTAAATGTTTAAAATTAAAATTAATATCTCTAACAATATATTGCTCTGGTTCTTTACCAGTACTTTCATTTACAATTATTTTACTAACTTTTGCTGGGTCTACATGGAATAATTTTTTAGTTTCTGGATCTCTAATAAAAAATGCATCTCCAAATTTAAATACATTTCTTAATATTTTAAACATTCTTTTGTTAAAATTGTTTAATTTACACCACTGTTGTAGATATTGTTTTATAATTTGAATTTCTGTGCTAGTTGCTTTTTGTTTAAAATGAAATATGAAAGGAGCATCGTTTTGTTTGTTTAATTGTGAACAAAATTCTGCTAAGATATCTAAAGCCGCATTAACTTCAGAATCAAGATCCATTACATTGTATTGACCGTATCTTTCAATTCTATTAGGTGCACCACTATATACATCTGGTAAAAAAGATGAATAGTTTGTTCTAGCAGGACCCGATGGCATACCTGCTGTACTTCCTACCGGACTCAACTGTCCTGTTGAAGCGTTTTTAACTGGTACTTGCGTAAAATATTTTTTCCAACTCATTTAATTTTTATCCTTATACAGTTTGAAACATATTACTTTTATCTGCTTTTAACATTTTAGCTTGTTTAGTATCACTTTGTTCTAATACATTTTTAACTTCTATCATAGTAGTATTTAACGTATCTAGTTTATCGCCAGTATTTTTTCCGACTGCCGATCCACTGACTGTAAGTGTGTTTCCTAATTTTTGATAGTTATCATTTAATTTCTCGAATAACATAGCATACCTGGTTAATTTGTCTTCGTCAAGATCATTTAACATTTTATTCATGTTTTTGGCGAAATTGTCTGTTCCTCCTCCAAATATTTTAGTGAATACACCAGCAACACTTGTAACAGCTCCTCCAAGATTCAATGCCGTCATTGCTCCTACAAGAGCCATTGTACCTCCGGCAACTGATTTTAATGCTTGGCCATCTACTCCGGCTACTCTTTCTAAACCTTCACCAAACATTGTCATTCCTTTACCAGCAACCATTAAACCGGCTCCTATTGCACCAATACCAATTCCTGCTCCTAGTCCTAATGCTCCTAAACCTACTCCAGCATAAACACCGCCCATCATCATACCTTTACCCATGCCTTTACCAGCACCCAACGCCTTAGTTGCACCCATACCTCCAAGCAACATCTTTAACGCTCCTCCTAATAATCCAAATGTTTTTGTAAGGGTAAAAATTACAAGTTTTAAAGCACCAAAGGCAACAGCCAAACCTGCTATGGCAGTCACGGCTGTTCCTCCCGCAATAGAAAAGGCTCCAAGAGCTCCGTCTGGTGCAGATATTGCCGCTAATTTAGTTGCGATCCAATTCATTCCTTTAGTAAGATATTCAATTGTTGGTAATAAAAGTCGAATTAGATGATTTTGAAGATTTTGAAATGATTTATGTAAAGTGTTTAAAGCATTTGTGTTTTCGTCTACCATTTTCTTTTGGGCCGCTTCTGCTTCAGCCATTCCGTCTGCTAATTTTGTCATATCTTGGAAGGCTATACCTGCTGAAACTATATCAAAACCCATATTTGCTAATAATGTAAAGTTTTTTATTTGTTCTGCGGACATATTATTTGTAGCTTCGCCCATCTTTTGCAATTCTTCTGTTAACATTTGTGACGCTCCAGGTACACCATCTCTTACAGCTTTAAATGCCGCTTGTATATTGTCTCCAAAAAGAAGAAGAGATCTTGATGCGGCGTCTTGTCCTGGAATACCGCCTGTCATTATCATTCTTTTAAGTGCCTCTAGCATGGCAGGATCTTTAATTGTACTGCCAAACAAAGCAAATGATTTTCGAATTTCTTCATTTCCAGTTTTTTCTGCTTGGGCAAACATGGCTTTGAATTTTGTTTGCTCCATATCTTGTTTAAGAGCATCGGAAATTTGTTTTCTATGTTTACCTGTAACAGTGGATAATAAATCTATTTGGCGGATATAATCTTCTTGACCTCTTGCCATTTCTGCGTCAGTAAGCATTTGGGCTCTACCAGTTCTTGTTTGAAGTTCTATGTAGTCTTGTCCTATTTCAGTCATTTCGCTGAGTGTCATACCTAGATTAGCAAAGGCATTTCCAGCTGAATCTTGAACTATTTTGTTTATATTAATAAATCTTTGAGTTCCAATTTTAACACTACCACCCATTAGTGCTAATTCAGTAGCGGAACCTGTTACTACGTTTTTAAATTGTTCTAGACTTATTCGGGCTAGAGTGTGACCTCTACGTGAATCTGCTAATCCGGTTGTAAATTGCATTCCTACACCAGACATATCTCTAAAAGCGTCAATTTGCGTATCAAGTTCTATTGCCAATAATCGAAAACCATTTGTAAGTATTTTTCCAACAATTCCTAATTCATCGCCTACATATACAGCTATATTTCCAAATTGTTTAAGTTGTGAATTTTGATCAATGACTAATGAGCCGAATTCCAGCATACCTCTGCCCAATTTTTCACCAAATCGGTCTATTCGTTCTGATAAATTTTCGGTTGCGTCTAATTGGGCTTTTTCTCTTTGAGCTCTTATAGTCGCGCCACGATCACCTGCACCAAATTTTTTATCAAAAATTTGAACAAGTCTTTCTAACGTAGATTCCTGAGCGGCATTTTGGATAATTACGTCATGCCCTCCCGCTATCATTTCTTCAGGTAATCTAACTTTTACATCAGCCATTCATTAAAACCCTAGTTAATTGCTCTCATAAATATATGCATATATTATTATTACTGCTAAACAGTAGTAATATTTATACGGAGAAAATATGCCAAAAAAAATCGAGGAGCAGAAAGATAATCCTTTAAAAAAGTATTTTAGACAACCTAAAATTTATCTAAAGTTACCTAGTAGAGGAGAATTTTATAACTCTAATGAACTAGATATGCCTGAAAACAGTGAAGTTCCTGTATATCCAATGACAGCAAAAGATGAACTTTTGTTTAAAACACCTGATGCATTAATTAATGGTCAGGCTACAGTTGATGTCATTAAAAGTTGCATACCTAATATTAGAAATCCATGGTCAATGCCAAGTATTGATATGGATGCTGTATTAATTGCAATTAGATTAGCAACTTATGGTGAAAAAATGACTATAAGTGTAAAAATTCCTGAAATAGGAGATGATAAAGATTTTGAAATTGATTTAAGAACTTTATTAGACAGCTTGATTAATGCAAATTACAATAGTACTGTATTTTATAATGATATGGAAATAAAAATACGTCCTTTAAACTATGACGAGTTTACTAAAAATGCTATGAGTACGTTTGAAGAACAAAAAATTTATACTCTTGTTAATGATAAAACTATACCAGACGATAAAAAAATGAAATTGTTCAGTGAAAGTTTTATGAAATTAACAGATTTAACTATTTCAATTGTTTCTCAGAGTATTGTTAGTATTAAAGTAGATGGAAAAATTGTTTCTGATCAAAAACAGATTAAAGAATTTATGGATAATGTAGATAAACAATTTTATCAAGCTATATTAGATCATATTACAAATCAAAGAGATGCATTTTCAGTTAAACCTTTCAAAGGAACAACTACAGAAGCAGAACCAAAAAGAGGCGCACCCAAAGAATTTGACGTTCCAATAACATTTGATCAATCAAATTTTTTCGCATAAGGATATTGACAAAGACTCTCCCCGAAATTCTTAAGGAAGTTGATGTCCTAGATAATGAGAGCAAACAATTTAAAGCGGATCTTCTGAGATTATGCTGGTATATGCGTGGAGGTCTTACAATGACTGAAGCATTTGAAACTTGCCAAGAAGATAGGATCCTTATGTCCGCTATAGTTAAAGAAAACCTAGAAACAACTAAAAAATCTGGTTTACCATTCTTTTAATCTGCAAAATCAACCCCTAAATTCAAATATGGACACTTAATTCCGTAGGAACATCACTCTAAATATGTCAATTATGGAAATATACACTCAGGTTAATAAACCCGACTGGGTTCATCAGAAGGATATATGGTTACCTTGTCTGCGTTCTGCAAGTGTGGATCACAAAGAAGCCCCTAAACAAAGTTTATTAATCACTCATATCAAAGCCATAGAGCACTATAAGTATTCCCTTGAACCTTTGTTCAATGAAAAAGTTTATTGTGTAGGTTCTAAAACATACGACAAGCTAAATGAGATGGGATTTAAAAGCGTCGAATGGCGCCCCCGCGCCGAAGAAATTCGGATCGTATCGAGAAATTTAGGAGAGATTACATGGTTACGAGGAAATAAATGGGCACGAGATTTTTCACACTATCAAAATGTTACTACAATCCAAACATACAAAACCGAACCACATAAAACAAACATTAAAAAAGTATTAAAAATGTCCCCAGACGTTCTACACGTCTACAGTAATCAAGTTTTAAAAGAATTTGAAATACGGAGTTGGCCAACTACTCACTTAAATTATGTACAAAGTGCTGATCCGGACCGGGGCTTATGGAAATCCTTAAAAATTTTCGATCCCAACGCCTAGCAGAATGAACTTACGTTCATTCATGTTTGGCTAGTCGCCAAACATCTCTATAATGTAACAATTAGTTACGAAGTAACCTGCATCATGCAGATAGTTCAACCATACTTCTCCCAACAAGGGAGAAGCACAGTCATCATGCGAGATGAGCCTGCCATTTTGTGCAAAGAGATTTTTACGGAGGCGGTAACCCGCTAACCCCCTACTCTTGACTTCTATAGTTACGGGAGATTATTAATCCTACACTAACCAAACTAATAATCTTGGTGTTGTATCTTTTTCACAGAGCACCTTCTTTATGTAATGTGCAACACATCAGGATCTAACCGCACAAACCGGCGGCTTCAAGATGAGTCGAGCTACCTCGACTAAACGTTGTTGCTATGTTATTGTTATTGATGTTATTGTTGTATGCCTTGGGTGGAAAGTCTTGCAACCTGTGACTTATTAAGTTGCCAAAATGAATCAAATTCGGTAAAAACCCATTGAGTATTAGATTTAACGTGATTATATAGAACATGACTATTGGTATATAGTCTGTTTTTATAATCTGGTGCTATTAATCGTGATTCAACACAAACATACCTGCCTTTTCTATTAAACTTCATTGTTAGAATATTAAAGTCGTTGTCTTTTGCAGAATCCAGTGTTTGTTCCAGCCAATTGTTTAAGTTAGGAATAGGTTTATTCCATAGTAAATGATGAAAAGGAAAGTCAGCATAGTTTTTACATTCCATATTGAAGTAATTCCACGTGTCAGGAGGTATTATGTCGCTTTTCGCTCCGCGGATTTGTCCTTCGGACAAAGTGTCCTTGCGAACCGCGTTGGCTCCGCCAACATAGGCCCCTGACGATGGCACCCTGATAAACGATAATTGATATAAATCCGATAAAAAGTTAGCCATTTCTCTTTCAAATGACTTTCCTTTGTTTTTACTTTTACTTGCCATTGTTAATAGTCCTTAATAATTTCCTCTCTTTAAATGATTTTTCATATTCATCCTTTATTTGCTTTCTTCTAGTTCTTGCTAATATACGCAAATTGCCAAGAGCTCGTCTAGCCGCTACTTTTGGCTTTTTGCTATGCTTTTTTTGAAACAATTCATTAGCCTTAACATAGTCTATTACGTTTTTAATTATTTTATCGTGTACATCATCCATAATTAAACCACTGTTTCTTGTGAAGTAATGGATTCATAAACTTCTATATCATTTGCATAAGAAGTAAACCCATTTTCTTTTACTACTTTAAGTACATTGTTCACACGACCTATTAATTCATCCTTATGACTAATAAGAAATATGTTTTTATTTCTTTCTCTACTCATTTTTTTAAGAATTGCTAAAGAACTTTCTACTCCAGCTACATCCATACCACTATCTATTAACTCATCTATAAACAATAAATTAATTTGTTGATATAAATTCTCCCAAACATCTCTAAAAGCAAAACTTAAACCCAATATTAGTCTATTTCTTTCCCCTCTACTTAAATTATCAAAGTCTAAATCCTGTCCTAATTGTGTTATTTCAACAGTTAAGTCATTTTTAAATGTAACAATGTGTGGCAAACCCAATGCATCAAGGTATTGTAATAATCTACTATTAAGGAATCCTAAATTTTGGTCTATAATTTTCTTTCTAATAAAACTATCTTTGTTAGTTAATAATTTCATTAAAAACTCTTGGTGTTCTTTTAATGTTTGTAACTCATTAGCAGTATTCCAGTCAATTTTTTGTACAGCCTGGTTTTTAAGTTCGTCTACTTGATCATTATAAGGGTTAACGTCTAAATATTTTGTTTTAAGATTTGATTTTAAGTTTTCTAAATGCTGTCTATGTTCATATGCATTATTAATTGTATCATAAAATGTTTTAGGCTCTGGGCCAATGTTTCCTATGCTTGTTATATTAGTTTGTACCTTACTTAATTTTACACTTAAATCTATTACATAACTATTTGCATCACCATATTCTGCTTGTAAACTTTTTAGCATTTCTTCTATTTTTTGTTTAGGAAGATCCTGACCACAAGCATAACATTTAGCTTCTTCGTGCAAATCATCTAAGTCTTTATCTAGTTTTTTTGCAATTTTATCTGATTGTGCAATAGTAGATTCATAATTATCAACATCAGTTTGTAATTGTTCCAATTTGTCATTAAGTTTAGTCCATTCTTGCAACTGTTGATGTTGTTTTAATTCTTTATCTATATCTACAGACTCTAATTCTTTTATAGTAGATTGCATATCTTTTAAATCAATTGTTTTTTGTGTTTCCCACGCTTTTGATTTATGTGTTAAAGAAACTATTGTTTCTTCAACTTTTTCATTACTAATTTTAATTCCTTCTAATCTTGCAGTTTCTAAAGCAATTTCTTCTTTTACTGTTTTAATTTTTTCTTTAAGTATTGCCGCTTTTTCAGACAGCATTGTTATACCTAATAATTGTTCAATTATATCTTGTTGTTCTGTATGATGTAAACTTAAAAAAGGCTGTGTATATGTGTTTAAAGCAACAATATGTTTAAACATCCTTGAGCTAATACCTAACATTCGATTTATATCATCTTGTGTTCTTCTACTATCTCCTTGGGCATCTTCGGACATTTCTTGTTCTTGATCATTTACATAATACTTCAATGTGTTGGGTTTCCGCCCTCGTTCCACCCTGTATTTCGTTGATTCTTTTTCAAATGTTAATGTAACTAACATATTTTTATTATTAGTTTTATTAACTAGATTATCTCTTCTAATTTTGGTTAGTGCTTCGCCAAATAATGCATAGCTCAAAGCATTTATAATGGTTGTTTTACCTGTACCATTTCTACTTCCAGAATCATCACCTCCCATATCAAGATTTTCTCCTAATACTAATGTTAATAATTGTTGCTGGAAATTTATTGCTTGAGTTTGATTTCCTACACTCATGAAATTTTTTACAGTTAGATTATTAATTCTAATCATTATAAATCTCTATAAATTGACAATAATACTTGTTTGTCATAATTGTCAGAATCAATTGCTTCTATTTCTTTGGAAACAATTTGATCCACAGATTCAAATTTGGTAACGTCTAAATCTGTTTGAATCTCTTCTTCTTTCTTACTAGGTATTAATATAATTTCTCTACAATGATACTCCTTCATGAAATTTTCTTTAATAAAACTTGCTTCTTCATAGCTAATATCTACATCCAAAGTTACTCTTAAATGCATTTTTGGTTTCATTATTTCTTTTGTTTTGTCCAATAATTCACTTAATTTAATATTTTTATATCTTGGACAATTCCACCAATTAAGATATGTAGGCTCTTTGCCCCATTCTAATATCATCATTCCTCGCTCATCATCATCAACATCTGCATAATTGTGAGGCATTGTATTACCAATGTAATGTACATTATTTTTTACTTGTCTTTTATGAAAGTGACCAGAAAATACATATTCTTGATTTGTAAAATGAGTAGCTTTTAATTCTCCAGCAACTGGCATTTCTATCATAGCATTCATTAAGAAATGAGGCAATTCAAAATGACCAAACATATATTTGGCTTTTATTTTACATACTTTTTTCCATTCGTTACCGACCATCCAAGGAACCATTGTAACATCACCCATTGTGGTTATTTCATTAACTATTGTAACTCCGGGAATAAATTTTCCAAATTCTACAGAATGAATATCACGTTTATCTTTAAAATATAAATCATGATTGCCAGGAAAAAAATAAAAATTTTCAAAAGCCTTTCCTAATTTTTCTAAACTTCTTATGGAAGCGTCCATAGTAGTTAAATTTAAAGCATTTCTATTATGATGCCAATCACCACAAAACATTCCTGTTTCACAATTATGTTTTTTGGCTTGTTCTATATACCAATCTATAAATTCTTCGCAATCGTTATTATGAATTTTTGAATTCGTTTTTAATCCAAAATGTATATCTGTAAATACTGCTAATTTTTTAAACAAGTCACTTCTCCTGCGATTTTAGTTTGCTCTTTAGTTTAAACTAAATTTATTTTTATGTCAACCTTAATGCTATTTTTTTTTAACCGGTTTCTTTGTAGGAGTTGGTTGAGGTGGTACTCCGGGTGCAGTATTAGTAGCTTGTGCCTGCCTAGTACTGCTAGGCATCATATTATTCATTTCCATTATGTCATCTCGAATGTTTTGATTTCTTTTTTCGATATTAATAATTCTGACAAAAGAATTTGTTACTGCGGCTGTGTAATATGCAAAAGGATTATTTGATTTTGATTCATCAAATTGTAAACCAATTTGTGCTAATTGTAATATAGCTTGACCTTGCATTTCATCGTTGTAAGTATATCCTCTTACATTACCTCTAGTAGCATAACGTTCACAAAGTTTCATCCACATCATGGCCAATCTATTAGTAACTTGACCTATGCCTTTATTAAATTTACCATTGTGAAGTCCTCCCTCCCAATGGCTTTTGCCTATACATACTAAATTCTCATTTTTATTAAATTTCCAATGTTGAAAAGGTGGAAAATTAACTTTGGTTTTTCGATCTGCAATACTTCTAGGATTTCTTCTACGTCCTATTTCATCTGGTACATGGTCATAGGTCATTACTCTAAATACCAAGTCTTTTTTTAAAATTTTTTGATAACTTATTTCACAATCGCTATATCTAACTTTTGGATTAATTTTCTTTCTTCTTTCATATTCTAACGCACCTAGTCGCCTTGCTTTGTTACGTTTTGCTTGGGCAATAGTTCTTATGTTGATTTTCTCTATGTTAGGGACAATTAGGTCGTAAGTTGCATAATCCGGGTCCGAATAACTGCAAAAGCTACTCTTAGATTTGTGTATTTCACTCAACAAATCCTTATTATTTAGGTAATTTACTTTTTTCATGTAGTATTATTAATTATCTACAGTATAAACATAGTAGTTAATTTTGTCAACTAAATATTTGCATAGGAGATTATGGCATATGGCCGAGAATATTTTTAAAATACTCAAAAACCACGTTACTAACAAAGCAACTGCACTTACTAATATAGTAACAGAAGCAGATATGTCAAGCGTGGTTTCCAAAGATGGAATCAATATGTCAAAATTTTCATCTAAGGCTAATAGAATGGTTAGTTCATTGAAAAATTGGAAAGATGGAATTTCTACTATTACAAAATCAAATGCCGGTGCAAGTTTTGTTAACGCAAGTGGTACAAAAGATTGGAGAGTAAAATTAAGTTTTCCTGCGAAGTGGCCCACTCCTCAAGAAGGAGATTTAATGGCTCCATTAGAACATTCTGGCGGACTTGTATATCCTACAAATCCAACAGTAATGATTCAACAACACGCTGAATATAATTCATTACAGCCTGTTCATACAAATTATCCATACTGGGCTTATCAAAATAGTAGCGTAGGACGAATAACAATCACTGGTCAATTTTATGTACAAAATGCCATGGAGGCTAGATACTGGGTGGCGTGTATTCATTAT